TCTGAGTTATATCTTTCCATACCTGAGAAACACAACTGTCTCACAACAATATACGCAATAGCATACTCTAGATCACTATAATCATCAGGGTCATTAATAATATCTCTCGATGAATAAAACACCTTCTCTAACTCATCGTGATCGTATGTCTTGATCTCATCTATTCTTCTCTGTATCGTTGGATAATTATCACTTCCTATCTGCCTATAAAGGTTAATAACTGCCTTATTAATATCATTTAATACACAAATATCTCCATAGTGTAATGCAACAGCAGAACCACCACAAAAGGGTTCTACTATCCGTTTGAACTCTTTGGGTGCAAATTCTTTGATCCTAGAAAGTTCTTTTGTCTTTCCACCCTGATACTTGATAACTGGTTTCATACTAGTATTATAGCACATCAATAGTGTTTTGACAATTCGGATATATATGATATAATGATAATACTATTGTATTTGGTATGGAAAATAATAGAATAACTGATTTTATTATAAGATATAAAAACGTTTTTACAAGAGAAGAGTGCAGAGAAATAATTGAATTAATTGATTTTTTTAGTGAAAATAGTCTTCTTTTTCCTCAAAAAATAAATAATCGACATTTTCAAGATCAAGATGCTAATAACTTAATGGTTGATAGTGGTATAACTTTGCCAACAGTTCATAAAGTTACCAAAAAAATATTTCCAAAAATTATGCCTTGTGTAGATAAGTATCTCGAACAGTTCCCAATTTTAGGCACAAGACAATTCTTGATACACGACTGTAAGGTTAAAAAAATTATGTGTGGTGCTGGATTTCACGCTTGGCATTATGAAAATGGTAATGTCTCAAGTGCGAGGAGAACATTCGTAATTCAAATTTACCTTAATGATGATTTTGATGGAGGTGAAACAGAATTTTTATATCAAAATAAAAGAGAGAAAGCCATAGCAGGTGACGTATTAATTTTTCCTTGCCAATATACTCACGTTCATAGAGGTAATCCACCTATTGATGGAGACAAATATCTAGTTACCTCTTGGGCATGGATACAGAGTGAAGATCAATGAGTGAACAACTTGAAGCAGAATTATATTGCGAACCATTTCCCTTAATGGTAATTAATAATTTTTATAATCAACAAGAACTAGATTTAATTTGGCAAGAACTAGATTTTTACACTGCTCCTAATAAATTACTAACTGCTGAAAACTATGGAGGTGTCGTTGGATATACAAATGCAAAAGCTATTGTATTAGATGATTTATATAAAAATTATGAAAATCAAAAGGGTGTAAACTTTAGAAATATATCCAACATATTAACAGTAAATCGAAAATTATTTGAAAGTGGTGTGTTAGATACTTTTTCTAGTTTACATGGATGTGTTAGTATTGCAAATAAAACAAATCATGATATTACCAAAGTCAGATATTACCACGATGGTCAATACTATGATCCGCATACAGATAAAAGCACAATGTTTCTTGCTTTCTCATACTTCTATAAAGAACCTAAAAAATTTGTTGGTGGGGATTTAGAATTTCCGAAATATGATTTTAAATTACCCTGTGACAATAATTCAATGGTAATATTTCCTGGTTGGGTTGAGCATGGAGTCCGAAAGGTAAAAATAAAAAACTCTGATTACTATGATGGTTGGGGGAGATATGCTATCACTTCTTTTTTTAGTTGTAAAGATAAAAAGAAATGAAGCAATTTCCTAATTTTATTTCAATATATGATAATGCCCTTACAAAAAATGAGTGCGAATTAATTATTAACGAATTTGAGTCTAATAAAGATATACAAGTTGAGGGAAAGAGTGGTAATTATGAAATACAACCTAAAGTAAAAAAATCTATTGATATTGGATATAGAATGAATGATAATTCTGTAACATCAAGTATTCTAAGCAAATCATTAAATCATCATATTGAATTATACAAAGAAGAATACCCTGATTTAACTAACTTAATTTATCCTTGGGAGTGTATGAATTTATATAATATACAAAAATACCTCCCAAAAGGTGGATATTTTAGTCGTCATTGTGAAGTTGCAAGTATAGTTACCTCTAATCGTGTTCTAGTTTGGATGTTTTATCTTAATACAGTACCTAATGGAGGAACTCTTTTTCCATCATATGAAATTGGAACAAATGCAGTACAGGGTAGATTGGTTTTATGGCCAGCGTATTGGACACACGGACACAAAGGGCAGATAAGTGACACGCATATAAAATACATCGCAACTGGTTGGCATATATTTACAGAAAAAATAGTTTATTCTTGTCCAATTGACTTTAAGGATTAATAAAAAATATATTGCTCACCACCTTCACCACCTAGACCATTATTACCTGCTTTACTTTTACCACCAGTGGCATTTCCTCCATCTTGACCTGGACCTCCTCCAGCTCCTCCATCTCCACCTTCTGCTTCAGCATCATCGCCAGCATTACCACCTGCTCCACCAGTAAATGTATTGGGTTCTTCTGAGTCTGGTTTTCCAGGTTGACCTGCGTTAGCTCCAGCAACACCACTAGTTGACCCTCCAGAACCAGCGGGTATACCAGCACCGCCACCTCCTCCACCACCACTAGCAGAGTTCCTATCACTAAAAAACGCAAAACTATCATTTTGTTCGGATCCAGAACCTGAACCACCGCCACCGCCACCAGCGACTATTGCACCACCACTAGCGATTGAAACAACATTTTGCATTCCTGATATTAATTTCATTGCACTTGATCCATTACCACCATTTTCTCCAGGACTTTCTTCATTTCCAGTATCACCACCATTACCACCTTTACCAGCAACTTTACCATTTGAACCAACATCTATCGCAAAAGTAGTATCGCTTGGCCAACCAGCTTGATTTACGTTATTGTTTGTGTTTCCCGTTTTGACTGCAACATCATTTTTATCAGATGCACCTACTGAACCAAATGTCTTATTGATATGAATTATAACTTTTTTTCCACCTTGCCATTGACTTTTTGTAACTGTTGGTCGATAATCTCCAACAACATGATAATCACCGTTTGCATATCTATTAGCGTATACATCTAGATCAAAATTTGTACTACCAGATGAATGTAAATCTACAACTATATTTGCTCTTTTACCATAAAAATCACTAAATTTTATAGCTTCATTCGCACCCGTTGGCATACCAGTATCCAAAGGTAAATTTGTTAATTCACCTAGATTTTTATTACCAAAATCAGGATGACTGGTTTTATATCTACCTAAACTCCGACCTGGATTTTGACCAAACTCAACTTCTATTTCTGCGAATGATAATGGTGGATTTGGTGAAGCTGAATTTTTAATTGCCATTAATGCAAATTCTCCCAAGCACTACCTGTATAAACTTGAAGTTTATTTAAAGTTGTATTGTAAATCACTGCTCCTGAAGATGTAGTCGCAGCTCCAGTCTGTCCATCAATAAAAACATCTCTTTGTGCTGTCGTTACCTTTGGTGGAATCATGTATGCTACTTTTGGTCTAGTGCCTAATGGATCTGGGATATTTACTACATCAGAAAAATCAACTGCTGATCGTGATGTATTACCAACTGAGATTGAATTATGAATGAATACATCAGATTTTAATTCAACATCTACCTTACTTGCACTGAATGTATCCGTTCCAACCGCAACTCTTCCATCTGAAGTTACTAAAAACTTACTATTTGCATTATTGTTAATGTTTAGAGCATTTCCATCATCAGTAACTCCAATACCAATACCAGTAGAAGTCAACTTTGGTATTGTTGATATGCCTGTGGTTGGTGAATTAATTAATCCAGTAAGATTACCAGTTACATTTCCAACTAAATTTGCATTAACTGTTGTTGCATTAAGTGTCCCTGCTGTAAATGTTCCTGTGACTGCGAGATTACCACCAACATCAAGACTGCTTGAAATTTTAGCACCACCGAAAACATCTAATTTTTGTGTCGGATTTGTTAATCCAATACCTAGTGAACCTCCAATACCAGTCAGGGTCATCATTCTAGTATTAAACCCTTTATGCCAATGGAAGTCTCCATCAACACCATTTGGATTATTAGCACTTAAATGATAATTAAAATTACCTATGCCATAATTTATTATATCAAGTGACTGTGCTGAACTATAAGGTGCACCATTTGAAACTAAACCATATCTAAATTCCGCATTATTTGTATTACCAGTGCTTGGTTCTCTACCAACTGTAAGACCTGCTACACCTAAATCACTTGTTATCTGAATTTCTGTATTGCCACTACCTCTAACTTGTATTGGATTAGCTGGTGCATCAGTTCCAACACCAATCAAAGGAGAATTAAGTTCTGTTGCTGTTATAATTCCAGAAGAATTAATACTTGCAACATTGTATACTTCTGTTCCTGTTCCTACTCTTCCATCAGATTCTTTATTTACTAACTCCCACCAATTACCTGCGTGTGCATAATATAATGATCCTGTTGCGTGAACGTGTGCTACAGCACCATGATAACTACCAGCGGATGGTAGATCTGTCATACTAGAATATAAAAATGGTATCTTATTCTGACCTGCTGAAGCTTCAATAATACCACTAAAAGTAGATACACCAGATACATTAAGATTAGTTGTATCTAATTCTCCAAATACTGTTACACCCACTCCAGAAGTAGAAAACTTTTTAAAACCATTCTGATGATATAATTCTACAGGTCCATTTCTGTAAAGTCTAAATTGTGGAACTATCACAAGCGTTCCACCAGCATCTACAACACTTCCCCAACTTTCTAGATTTGATCCAGAAGTTAATTCCTGAATATGGAAAACATTTTTATTTTTAGTGATATCAACACGAGTTCCAACATCTGTGACTGTTATTGCTGTACCAACCTTCAGACTTTCATTAATTCCAAGATTTACTGCACCATTGTGAGTACCAGTAGAATTACCAGTAAGATTACCAGTTACATTACCTGTAATATTTCCTGTAACTAAACCAACTACATTTCCAGTAACATCTCCAGTAACATTACCAGTTAATGCTCCAATAAATGATGATGCAGTAACTATACCAGACGCATTTATATTACCAACTGAACTAATGCCTACACCTCTTCCACTTACACCTCCAATTTGATTTGGATTTTCACCAACTTGGAGAGCGAATTGAGGATTTGTAGTAGCTATACCAACTGTGCCACCTGTATTGTATATGCTACTTACACCAAATCCAGCATTAGTATCTTCCCACTGTGAGGTAGGCATACCTTGTAAAAATCTAGCATCACCATAAAATGTAACTATACCTGCTCCCTGTGCAGTGACAATTCCACTCTTTATACTAACACCAGCACCAATTATTTGAGTTGGGACAACTTCAGTAAGAGTAAGTATACCAACTGTAGCATTTGTGATTGTCGCATCACCTATAATTTTTACATTTCCACGAACATCAAGAGCTTCCGTAGGCACAGTAGTCCCAATACCGACCAGACCAGTAGCAGTTACTAACAGGTTGTCATCATCTACCTGAACACCGTTACGAAAATTAAAATTCTTCTTGATATTTGCCATCAGTTATTTTTTTAGTTATTTATGAACCCTCAAGTGCAGAAACTTTAGCAGAAAGTTCCTTGACTGCCTGTATAAGAACAGGGATTAATTTTTCATAACGAACTGCTTTGATGCCATTTTCTCTAGTAGTTGTCAAACCTGTCAATCCAAGTGCCTCAACTTCTTGAGCAATAACACCTAAATCCTGTGCACCGTCTAACGCTGTGTGATTTTTAGATGCATTAGAACCTGATTTCCAAGTAAATGTATAACCACTTATTGATTTAACTTTATCTAGAGCATTTGGTATTGCAGTAATATTTTCTTTTAAATTAATATCAGATGAATTGAAAGCAACAATGTCACCGTCACATCTTAATATTGGTTGACCAGATTCAACATTAAATGATGCAATTGTTACATCATTACCACCATTTTTACCAGCGATCCTAATCTTACCATTATTGGAGGTATTTTGAAAAACTGCAATACCATCATTACCACCAGCGGTGTGAATATCACCTGAATTAGATGCTGTTCCATCAAGTTTTAGGAATTTTTTACCAATAATATCACCATCATTAACAGTCAAAGTATTTCCATCAAACGTTAAGTTGCTTGATGTTGCACCATTATTAGATCCATTCTTGAATACAACTTGGTTCGCAGATCCAAAACTTAAGTTGCCAGCAGTCGTTGCAGTATCAGCATTACCAGTCACATTTCCAGTTAAATCACCAGTGACATCACCAGTGACATCACCAGTAAGGGCACCAGCAAAAGCGGTTGATATTAGAGTGTTAGTACCAAAGTTAAATGTAAGTTGTGGATCAGTCTTGGCAGTGGTCATTGTGCCAGATGTTTTATCTGTCAATACAACTCTTTCACTTCCAGAAGTAGCAGCGGATAATTGAGCACCAGTATTTGTCAATCCTGCACCATCACCAAAGAATGTGGCCGCAGTGATTGAACCAAATCCTACAATATCAGGTGTATTCAATCCAACTATATCACCACCGATATGCATACTCTTACCAATACCAACACCACCTAAAGTGACAATTGAACCTGTAGTGGTGCTTGTTGAGTTAGTAACATTATGGACTCTAATATTACCAGTTGAAGCAACTTTTATTTCACCTGTAACATCTAATCTCTTATTCTGATTTGCAAGTCTTACATTCTCGTTAAATGTAACAGGACCGTCAAACTGAGATAATATTTGTTTTGATGTTCCACCCTCAACTAATAGTCTCTCTTTGATAATTACTTCATCAGCAACAAGACTTAAACGATTTGGATCTTCTCCTGTGATAGTTGGTATTGGAATATCAAATGTTGTCTGTTGTCCACTGGCAGACGCAATCTTGGTATTTCCAATATAGAAGTCACCTTTATCATTCATACCTGTGTAAACCACGTTACCACAAGATGTTTCTTGAGACTGAGTTAAGAACTCTTCTCTTTCTGATAGAGATCTATTTTGAAGTTGAGGTAGTGCTGTTGAGTAGTTACCTGGACCATAACCAACATATTCAAACGTATGACCTGATGCTCTTAGAATAGATGGTCTACGAAGTTCAATCGGTATTGGTTTTATTTTCTTTATTTTTGAATTTGCTGGATGTGCAGAACTAATTGTACCCAATGCACCACGTATCACAGAAATCTCATCACCACTACCACTTAATGAATTAGATGAAATTCTCATTATTTCACCTTCAATTTCTATGTAAGAACCAAGTGGAAAACGATTTGTTATTGACAATGCATCAACAGTTCCATCAGGTAATGTTACTTTAAATGAGGAATCTGATGAAGTGATAACTTCATTTAATTTCAATGTTTCATGATCAAACAGTGATAGACCTCTAACTCCTAGATTCTCACCGTCTTTTCCAGATATTGCTTCATTATCAGATAATCCATGTTTTAATATGTACTTTGGACTTGATAGTGCAGTGGTTGTGACCGCTGTAAAAGTATCAACATCAGGCACACTTGAAACAATAAAATCACCTAAATTTACATCACTAGCATTCAATACTCTAAACTTATTACCAACAACAAGTCCGTGTGCTGCTGTTGTATTGAATGTTGTTACTAATGATGAGAAAGATGCACTACCAACAGCAACCCAAGGTCCTAAGTCGATTACTTGTTGACCATTTAAAATAGTTTCAGATGCAGTTTTAGCAACAACTATTTGTTTTGTATTGTTTACTGCAGTAATACGATGATATGAGTCAGTTCCTGTTGTAATACCAGTTACTTGAACGTAATTACCAGTTGCTGATGAGATACCTGCTGTATTGATAGTGATATTTCCACTTGGTGGTCCAGCGATACCACCATCTGCGACTGGTGAACTATCAAAGAATAATTGTTCACCATTAGTATATGCAGAACCACCTTCGACAATGTTAACAGCAGTAACTGATCCACCTGATACAGTTACATCCGCAGTCGCACCATCCCAAACTGCAACTGATGGGACTGCATTGTTATTGAATAATTTAATATTGTAATAAGTTCCATTTGTATGACCTGAACCACCATTTAATGTTGCATGTCTTTTTAAAGATGCAAGTCCGTGTTCCTCTGTAAAGGTTAATACAGCGTTATTATTATTGTTAGTTGCTAAACTAACAGTATTTGAAACATCAAAAGTTTCAATAAAATTATTTGTTGTTTCTCTGGTGATACTCTTCTTGAGATCGTTCGTTACAACATCACCAAGTGGAAATCTCTTAGCAAATGATGTAGCTTCTGGTGGGTTTGCATCAATATTATCACGATCATATTCTGGATATAAGTTAACGATATTTTGATTATATTTTTCATCAGTAAATTGACCTGATGAATCTGTCATTGAATTATTACCATTCAATACAAATAAATGGTATATACCATCTTGAACACCTTCAATATATGGAGTGACTATTTCTGTACGATATACAAAGAAGTTTCCTTTATGATCGTTTCGACTAAATCTTGGTAGTAAAGTTGTACGAGTATGTGTATTGTTGACGAATGTGCCCACAGTATGTGTTACATTCTCAACATCAGTGTTAGAATACTTAAATTCCTTATCATTAACAACAGCACTTACAACAAATGTACCATTATATCCTTTATCATCAAGTGCTGATGAATTGGTGCTACTTTGTACGTTTTTAACAACGATTTGATCACCGACATTTACATTATGAGGTTTGTCTGTACGAAGAAGAACAAGATTGAGTGTACTATCAAAACTTGCTTGTGAAATAAATCTAGTATTACGGTCAAAATCATAATTTGATGCGGTGATTGATGTTTTTGTAAAATCACCATCTGCCAAGACTGTAGTAAAGTTTGAGTCTTGTAGTACAAATCCGTCTGTTGGATCTCTACCATTTGTAAGTTCTTTTGGTACTACATATCTTAATTTGTAAACCTTCTCATCTAAACTTCTATCATCATCCTTTCTTACAATGTAAGATATATCATCAGTTCCAATCGTACCATCATTTATTTTTGCATGTAGAGTATTACCTGCAGTGAGTGTGTGAACAAACCATCTACTCCTTGCTGCATCATATTGAATTGGATGTCCTGCTTCACCAGGTTTTTTATCAGATACACGACTTATTATTGAAAATTTATCGGTAGGATTAGCAATCGTGTTTAAAAATACGGGGTCAGCAAGTTCAGCATTAGTTTTTGACGATGCAATACGAATTTCTGTTGCAGAAAGGTCAGAGTCTCCTGCACTTGTGATTGCAAAATAAACTGTATGTGGATCAATATTCTCAGGTAAATCACCATTATCTGCTATTATTCTTATTGACTCACCATTTTGTAATGCGTGAGTACCGACTGTAAATACATTTTTCTTAGTTGCAGTAGCAGCAGAATGAGTTGCTTCATATGTTTTTTGTGATGTATCGGATGTTCCAGTCGATGCACCGTTTGACATCACAACAACTGCTTCATATGTATTACCGTCAGAAGCATCAACAAATATTTTTTCATTTACTTTTGCACCTAACCTAAATCCTTGTACAATATGTGATGGTGGAACAGTTAAAGAAGTTTGACCAAATAGATATAATTTTGATGTGCTTGAAGCATTATCCTTGATTAATTGTAGAAATTCAATCTCTTGATCATTCGTTACAACTGATCTTGGAGTAATAATAGAAGTTATAAAACCTTTATCATCTTTTGAGAAGGCATCTTTCTTAAATCCTTCAGCAGCAAGTGAGAATGTACCAAAGTTAGAGTTAGAGTTTGTAATTGATGCATCAGCACCATTAATCATATTAAAATGACTATGGAAACCAATTGCAAATACAGACACAATCTGCACAACAGCATCATTAGATACTTTTATGTGACTTGTTCTCCAACCTTTACGATAATTTGCTTCTTGATCTAAATGATATACAAATTCTGGGTTAGTTGATGATGACTCAGATGATAAAAGTGCACCAGATTGTTTTGAAAATACAATACCACTATAACTTCTATTTGTTGGATTATATTTAACAAATGCTCGGTCATCTTTTTGAAGTGATACAGCGGTAAATTGTGCCACCACCATTGATCTAAAACCAGTTGCTTTCTTACCATCAGCATGCATACCTTGCATACCAAAAACTGATCTTAGTGATGTATTGAATATGTAAGGCGATGCTCCAGAAACAGTGTCAGTTTCAACTAAAACTTGCCCGTTAGCTGAACTTAATCCACCTGCTTCACCTGCTGGAAGGTTTGGTCTGACAAATGGTAATGAATATTGAAATCTAGTATCATCTATAACATTCGATACTTTTGTTGAAATATTATAATCCTCAACGTTGATACCACGAATCTTGATTGGAGTTCCACCAGAAAGATTGTGATTTATATTAGTTGTAACAGTAACGACCTGACCTGGTACACCACCATCACCAGACTCAATCTTAGATATTTTTAATGGATCAGTAGCGAAAGCTCCAACAATTTCAAATTCAGGTCTTTGAGGTGCAAATCCCTTCGGTGCAGTTGGATACTTTTGAGTTATAGCTCTTCTTGCTGCAGCTTCATTATATGCATTAGATAATTTACTATAGTAGATATCAAGATCAGTTAGATCACTAAATTGTGGTAATTTAGTTACACCATCAGCATATTCAAAACAAGTAAGTTTGTGATGTGAGAAAGATGGTTTTGATTGATTGTTTGTACTAAAATCAACGGGATCTGTGTATACTAATCCTGACTCATCCCCATCAAAGAAAGTAAACTGCCAGAAATAACAAGCACCAGTTATTCTGAATATTGCTGATTGTAGAACATTGTTATCAGTTGGGTTTGGAACATATAACGGTCTTATTTTTGTTTTTCTTAAATCTAAACCAACAATAGAAGTACCTCTTGGTACTATCACCCCACCATTAACACTATTAAACTTATAAAGTATATTATCTTCTTGTGTTAAATCAAAATTAGAATTTAAAGTTAGAGTAAATGTATTTAATGCACCTGTTACAGATCCACTCGGACTGACTGACTTTGCAACTCCACTCTCATCTTTTATCGCAAAACCTGGTCTATTATCTACGATGTGGTTGCCTGGAAAAAGTAATATTGTTGTTCTCTCTACCAAATCATTATCATTACCTGCTACATATGAAAATCTAGCAGACTCTATCAGTGCTCTCTGAATAGTTTTGAAGGGTTTTGTTAATGAATTACCTTGATTATCAATTGCGTCTGTTGAATCAAGATCATTTGGATTTACATAAAGGATACGACCCTCTGTATTCTTTATAAAATTCTCTAACTTATTAAGAGGCATCTTTTTATACTACAATAAAATGTGATCGATTAGACCATGCATACTAGGTCTATTTAGCTTGTTCATCCTCCCAATCGATATGAATATCGATGTCGTCTGGTAATTCCTCTGGGTTTTCTAAGTCCACATAGAACAAACAAGGATGTAATTCTTCTTCAACAAGATAAGAATAATATTGGTACATATCTGCATCATCAAATGTTCGTGACTCATCCGCTTCCTTTATTAAATCTGCATCTCTTAGATGTCCGTCAGGTAGTTCATCAAAAGTGAATGGCATACCATTGATAAAGTACATCTTGACTATCATACTACCACCACGAAACCAGCAGCACTTAGTAGATATCTTATACTTCATAATAAAATACTGAATGTTTTATTTATCAGTGGTCAATGCTAATTCTTTGTAAACAATCATACAAGGTTCAAGCATTTGATCACAAACCTCTAGAACTCTCATAAATTCATCAATGTTTTCACACGCTACTATTTTGTGATCACCTTTGTCACTTTTTAATTTGAAGGTTCTAGCACAAATGTCTACTTCAACCTCGTAAATGAACTCATCCATAGAAACATTTTCTTACTATTATAGCATATGTATGAAAAATGTCAATTAGGAGGTTTTCCATAAATCCAACCATTAACAATATACTTTGGTACTTTTGTAGTATATCCACGATGTACATAAGTCCAAGTTGCTGGAAAAAACAGAATGCTGCCACGTTCAGGTTGAATTTTTGTGCCATCAATAAATTCTGTCCATCCACCATCTTTTTCTTCAATCGTATTTAAATACCAAATGTATGTGAAAATTCGTGTCCATCCATTATGCATACACCAATCATGATGCCAATGATAATAACCATCTGGTTCGTACTTTTGTATTTTATATCCAGTATCTTTTTTATCATAGTAATGAGCAGGGTGCAATATATTTTTATTACAATTTTCTTTTGAAATATTTTCTAAATGCATTTCATATTCATCAAGGGATGTCTCTAATGCTTCAAATAAAACTTTATCCTCTTCTTGCCAAGCAATATTAGTGGTCACTCCCATATCCATCGTGATTTTGAGTGATGTATCCACTCTAGGGTTATTTTGATCTACCTTTCCTTCAGTTCGATATGGATCAACTTCAAATTTTTTAATCATTCCTTTACAGAATAATTCAGATAATGAGTTCTTTTTAACCCATATCAATTCTTTAAACATTATGTTTTAATTATAAATGTCAATGCGTAGTATCGGGGTCTATTCTCAATTGATTGTCCACTACCCTCACTATCTATCGATACATTTGTTGAAACATTACCAGATAATGTAATTCCTGTTGTAGCATCCTCAATAGCATTATTTGATGAACCTGAGTTTCCACTTCCTGTAAGATATTGACCACTATCATCATCAGTTCCATGACCTCTTGATGTATGTCTATGTCCAGGATCATTTATACTTAAACCAGATGTATTTGATGTTGCACTTGCATCGTGACTGTGAGAGGGCATTTGTGCAGTTGTTAAACTCACACTATCTGAACCACCAGTGTTGCCTTGACTATAATCATCACCAGCAGCAACAATAAATCTATTTCTTAAATCAGGAACATTTGATCCAACTACAGATTGTAATGCAGATGTAGACGCTGATGCACCATTGCATAGTTGCCAACCTGTGGGTGCATTACTACTTCCATACATTGCAATCGTACCAACAGGAATACCAACAGCTCCTGTGCTACCAGTTTCTCCCTTTTGACCTTTATCATTTAATTCACCTTTCTGACCTTTTGCTCCAACACCAACTTCTCCTTTTTGACCCTTTTCACCCTTTTGACCTTTAGAACCAGCACCACCAGATACTCCAACTTCTCCTTTTTGACCCTTTTCACCAACTTCACCTTTTTGACCTTTTTGACCCTTTTCACCTTTTTCTCCTTTTTGACCTTTCTCTCCTTTTTGACCTTTCTCTCCTTTTTCCCCTTTTTGACCTTTATCACCCTTTTCCCCTTTCAAGGCAGCAGCTGAAGTGACAGAAACCCATTGAGCACTATTGCCATCATTATAATATACATGTAAATCTGAGTCGTCACTATCCCACCACATATCTCCTTGAACTGGAGTGGGTGATGTTGGTGGACTTATACCAATACTAACAGAAGATCCTGCTCCTTTATCACCTTTTGAACCAACACCAGTATCACCTTTTGAACCTTTCTGTCCTTCATCTCCTTTTGTGCCTATTTCACCCTTTTGACCTTTATCACCTGCAGCACCATCATTACCTTGTGCACCTGCGTCTCCTTTCTGACCTTTATTTCCCTGTGCTTCAACATCACCTTTTTGTCCTTTTTCACCTTTTTGACCTGTTGACCCAGTTAATCCAACTTCTCCTTTCTGTCCTTTTGATCCAGGTTCTCCCTTTGCACCAGGATCTGGGATACGTGCCCACGCATATCCATTGTACCTCCAAGAGGCACCTCCATCAGAATGCACGTCACCACTACTAGGACTATTAGGAAAATTTACTGCCATATTAAGATGGTTTAGTAGGCCAAGTTGGATTTTCGGGATTAGATTCAGTTGCAGGTAAATCTCTTAATGACTGACGATACGTTTTCCACTCAGTTTTTTTCGAGTCTGTCAAAGGAGAGTCAGTAAATTGTGTCCAGTCACTTTCTCTCAACAAAGTATCTCTCATATGTCGGAGAGCACCAATATAATCTGTCCCAAAATTTTCTTTTACTAATGAGTATTCTAATTCCATTTACATATTATTTCTAGATATTTATACTATAGTAGGGTAGTTGGAGCACCCATATCATTACTAGCAAGCCAACCAGTAGCGATATATTTTGCCTCATATGGTGGATTTCCTCTGTGCAAATGTGTGAAAGATCCAGGAAAAATTAATATTCTACCTGCTTTTGGATTAACTTTTCTTTTTTGATATAAAAATTCCGTCTCACCACTATCATTTATATCATTAAAGTACACAGACCACACTAAAGTTCTATTAGCACAAGCGATATTGTTTGACTCTGAATGCCAGTCGTGATACCCCTCTGTTGGAATTGTTTTTTGCAATAAACAAGTAGTGCTATGATAATTAAAATTTTTTAAAAACGGATACCATTCAAGATACTCTTCTAAACAAATCCTTACTGCACACATAATATGAGCAGCAATATTTGGATTAAACGCTGCTATGTCTAACTGAGCATCTTTAACACTTGTATTGCTTCTTGGAATAATTTGAGTTGATTCATCAAGAGTTTTTTTGATAAAATCACAAAAATCATCTTCAATGACATTATCCCATACTCCGATAAAGTCTTCGTTCAAGAAAACTTCTGGTGTATTGATTTTTTGATTAAAGTTCACGATCTCCTTCCAATTGATTCATTGGGTCATTAACTGGTTTCATACTGATTGTTTGTGATATTCTACTTATAGTTTCATTTCTGAATGACTCTACAGCAGCACCCGTTTGTCTTTGTTGTTGTGAATTTTCGATTAACAACGTTGGTATCCAAGTAACTGCACATCCCCATTCATCAATTGGTTCACCAGTTTGAGGATGAGTTCCTCTAATCTGAGTAAACCAAGAGCATTTTAATCCTAGACAATCCTCACCTATTAGTGGGCAAAATTTCCCCTGTTCAAGTTTCATAATTAATTCTTCTGAGCTATTATAACATCAGTATACTGAATACCCAAGTTAAAGTTAGGATTTCCAAACCCATGACTGTGACCTTGACCACTACCGACAGATGATGTTCTACCAACGTTTGATACAGATCCTGATTGACCAATATTGTAACCTTCATAAAGATTTGCTCTACCAGAACCACTACTTGGATAATTGTTCGCACTCATCGGAGAACCATTTTGATGTTGACCGTGGTTTCCTGATCTAAATGCAAAGTGATAATGACTTGGTATTTGTGCCTCTGTTAGTGTGTGACTGGATACAGAACCGTTCGCTGTGGTTACTGTGCTATTAAATCTACTTGAAAATGAATAATCACCACCACTGCTGACGCTTCCGCTAACTAATCTCAATGCTCGGTCATTAACACCAGATGTTATTTTTGTCCAACCAGTTGGTGCTGTTGTTTGTTGAAATAACATTCTAGTTCCAGATGGGAATTCGTAATCATCACCATCTTGACCATTTTGTCCCTTTTGACCCTTTTCACCCTTAGTGGAATTATCTTCACCCTTCTGACCTTTCGTAGAATTATCTTCTCCCTTTTGTCCTTTTACACCTACACCTATCTCACCTTTTTGTCCCTTTTCTCCTTTCTGTCCTTTTGTACCTTGACCACCTGAAACACCAACTTCTCCCTTTTGACCTTTTTCTCCTTTCTCTCCCTTTTGACCCTTTGTTGAATTATCCTCACCTTTTTGACCTTTCTCACCTTTTTGTCCTTTTTCCCCCTTCTGACCTTTATCACCTTGATCACCTTTTTGACCTTTCTCACCTTTTTGTCCCTTCTCTCCCTTCGTACCTGCAGATGCATCTTTTTTCCACACCGAACCATTCCAAATGAATGTCATACCATTTGCGGTATACTTATCATTTGTATTTGGACTATTTGGAAAATCGAATGCTGCCATAATTTATATATTAAGATTTCATGATGTAACAAAGTGCATAATATGGTGGTCTGTTTTCGTGTGCTTGTCCTCCACCTGTGTTTTGCATATTTAACATTCCACCAGGATATCCACCAGCACCACCTAAAGAAATATATCCAAAACCATTAGGACCTGTTGCAACAATTTTATATGGATCCAAATCAGTATCATGATCGTGTGCTGGCATCTCATTTATTGATAGTGTTACAGTATTTGCACCGCCAGTATTACCAACTGAATATCCACTACCAGCACCAACGACAAATCTATCTCTTAAATCGGGTGTTCCATTTGATCCATCACATAGATACCAACCTGATGGTATTTGATTTGCTGCACCAGACCATAAACCTATAAAACCTGAAGGAATACCAGTTGAACCAGTAACCCCAATTTCACCTTTCTGACCTTTCGTAGAATTATCTTCTCCTTTTTGACCTTTTTCACCTTTCACACCAGCAGATCCACCAGTACCTTGGTTTCCTTGAGCACCTACTTCTCCTTTTTGACCTTTATCACCCTTTGAACCACCAGTACCACCAGTACCTTGAGGACCTACATCACCTTTCTGACCTTTTTGACCCTTTGTAGAATTGTCTGCACCTGTTTGACCTTTCTCCCCTTTCTGTCCCTTTGTAGAATTATCTTCACCTTTCTGACCCTTCGTGGAATTATCTTCACCTTTCTGACCTTTTTGTCCTACTTCACCTTTCTGACCTTTAGTTCCTGTCGCATCATTTCCATTTTGCCCCTTCTGACCTTTTTCACCCTTTTCTCCCTTCTCACCTTTATCACCCTTACCACCTACATTACCTGATAATCCAACTTCACCTTTTTGTCCTTTCTCTCCTTTGTCTCCCTTTTGTCCTTTTTCTCCTTTCTCTCCTTTATCACCCTTCGTTCCTTTAACACCAGGAGATGCTGGTTGTTTCCAAGCAGTGCCATTCCACTTAAATGTTACACCATTAGATGTAAAGGTGTCATTCGTATTTGGACTGTTAGGAAAATTTACCGCCATCAGGAAACTTCTTCTAAATTAATCTTATATTTTTTATTATTCTTGTTATTAACTACATACAAGTTCTCAGCACCCTCCACGAATGTCCAATCTCCTTGTGTGCTGTCTATTGAATTATTTTCATCAGTAGATATTCTCAAAGAACCATAACAAATAGTTGTGTCTCCACCTTGAATTGTTGTTGCCATAATCTTTTTACCTATTTATTTAAGACTTCATAATATAACAAAGAGCATAGTATGGTGGTAGGTTTGCGTTAGTTGCAGATGATCCTTGTGAATTAGTGCCTGGTGTTGATCCTCCACTAGTTCCACTTGCAGTTCCTGCATTTGTTGTACCAGAGTGTGTGTGGTTACTTTCAGTTGATATTCTTCCTGAAATACCAGGTGTGACTGGGGTATTTCCACTTCTAGGAGTAACAGCACCTGATGTCCCACCAAAAGCACCATGATTATATAATAAATTATGAGAGTGAGAACCTCCACCACCCGTGGTGAATCCGTGAGTATGAGAACTACTGAATGAGTGTGTATGGTTGTCAACTGTATGACTGTGAGAAACTAAAGTTGCATCTGCACTACCACCTGTATTATCAACACTATAACCACTACCAGCACCAACAATAAAACGGTTTCTTAAATCAGGTGTTCCATTAGAACCATTACATAAGTACCAACCAGATGGAATTGCATTTGATGCACCTGACCAGATAATAATACCACCTGATGGTATGGCTGCTGTAATATTACCCAGTTCTCCTTTTTGACCTTTTGTTGAATTATCTTCTCCTTTCTGTCCTTTATCACCCTTTGTGGAATTGTCAGCACCAGGTGCACCTACTTCACCTTTTTGACCCTTTGTTGAATTATCTTCACCTTTTTGACCTTTCTCTCCCTTATCACCTTTTGTTCCTTTAACACTATTTCCATCAACACCTTTTTGTCCCTTTTCACCTTTCTCACCCTTCTCTCCTTTTTGTCCTTTAGTAGAATTGTCCTCACCCTTTTGACCCTTATCACCTTCTCCTTTTTGACCTTTTTCTCCTTTGTCTCCTTTTTGACCCTTTTCACCTTTACCACCTGCATTACCAGATAATCCTACCTCACCTTTTTGACCCTTCTCACCTTTCTCACCTTTTTGACCTTTCTCACCTTTTTCTCCTTTTTCACCCTTCTGACCTTTTAAGGCAGCGTTAGATGTAATTGAAACCCATTGATTAGAATCACCATCACCATAATAAACATGTAGATCAAAGTCATCACTATCCCACCACATATCACCTGCAGAGGCACTACCTGGTGCATTATCAGATATGGTAACAGTAGCTCCACCACCACTTGTTCCTTTTTCTCCCTTCTGACCTTTTTGACCAACACCAAGTTCACCTTTCTGTCCTTTTGTAGAATTATCTTCACCTTTCTGTCCCTTATCACCATCGGTTCCATCTGCACCTGCTTCACCCTTCTGACCTTTTTGACCAACACCTATCTCTCCTTTTTGTCCCTTATTACCCTGTGCTTCAACATCACCTTGTTGTCCTTTCTCACCCTTATCACCCTTATCACCAACACTTCCTGTCAAACCTGTTTGACCTACCTCACCTTTTTGACCTTTATCCCCTGCTAATCCTCGACCACCAGCATTCGTCATTACCCACTGTGCTGAGTCACCATCATTATAGTAAATGTACAAATCACCTGTATCACTCTCCCACCATAATTCACCTTCATTGGGTGTAGGATAATTAGGTGGAGTTTCACCAACTGAAACAGGGATAACTGTTACAGTAGCAGCGATACCAGGATGACCTGAAGGACTTTGAACACTTACGTTTGCAGTGACAGCAGCACCAACAAAATTTAATTGAGTAATACTACTTGATGATGATACAGGACTATCTTCATCAAATATAGTGATAGCACCAGGCACTAGACCACCACCAACTGGAACCCAATATCTTTTACCAGGATATGCTGGAACTGCGACCAGTTGATATTGAGCACCTGATGGTACTGATGGTGATACTAGTGGGTCTGATAAATTTGGTTCTGCCTGATCTAATCCTAGATATTGATACCTGTCTTCAGATAACTGATCTTGCGGTACTCGTTTGGCTCTACCACTTAGATACTTTGGCATATTAGGCAGTGCTATTTTCTAGAATACTTGCGATCAACTCCATTTCAAGAGGTGCAAAGAAACCTCCTGAATTACTTGGTCCGACCTGAACTAATATTTTAGTAGTTGATCTTATTGTAACGGGTAAAACTCCATTACTTAAATCTGAAGTATTTGTTGATGCTGGATCTGTTGATCTTGGATATGGATGTTCAGTCGCACGATTATCCATTGTGCAAGTGAATATCAATGAATTGTCTGCAATTGATATAGTATCGTTTGCTTGTAAATTATGTGCTCTATCTAAAGTTAATACAATCTCTCCAGCATTAAGTCCAGTTTCTCCATGTATTGTCTTGACACCAGGACCACCATTATATACTGCATTCACAACATTAAATTTTGTTCCATTTGATGGATTACCATCTTGACTGTTAACCACCGTGATCGCATTGTCTCTCGCTCTTTCAAAATAATGTATTGCTGACTGATAAAAATGTTTATATCCTTTACTACTTCCTACCACCGCTGAAAATTCTTTCACACCAACTACTGTATCGACTGTGTATGACTGTTGTGGATCTGGAAATATAGTTGTTGTAATACCAGCATTGCTTGAACAAGTAAATGCGATACCTGCTAAAGTTATTGGATCATTGGCACTAAAATTATGATTTGTCTTGGTAAATATTGTAGCGATACCAGATGGTTCATCATAGAGAACGTTTGTTATAATTCCAACACCCTGCTGAGTTCCTTGAATATAAAGTTGATCTAAAATCAAAGGAGTTTTTTCTAATACTAATCTACCATCAACAAGTATTACTGCATCATTAGGTGGTATCTCTGCATCTTTTACTACACGAATATCTCTTGTGTTACCTGTGCTTCTTGAAGTCCTTTTTTGCGTAAAAGTAACAGTCGGATAGGTAACACCAATACCAACATTAGCAACTTGAGTATACAATAATAAAGCAGATGTACCAGTTGGAACCTCATACAACTTTTGCAGACCTGGTGAAACAGGAACTGCAATGGAAACAAATTTATTGACTGGTGCGATTGCCATATTATCTCAATGCTAATATCAGTGGTGTAAGTTGTGCTTGAATTGC